TCCTATTTTTTTAACTAAATATAGCATATTATGGTGATAAACAATGGCATTAACTAGACCCCGTGCTTCGCAAATCTATGACATAGATTACAAACAAGCAACTCGTGTAATTACAACTACAAATATTACATTAAGTGGTGGAGCACCTAGCCAGGTTGATTCAGTTAATCTTTCTTTAGATGATCGCGTGTTGGTCACTGGTCAATCAAATGCGGCGCAGAATGGTATCTATTTTGTAGACACAGTAGGATCAGGCTCTAATGGTACATGGGTCAGATCAAATGATACCAATACCACCGGAGAATTACTAGCCGGCACTATTGTCATGGTTACTGAGGGCACAGTATACCACGACACACAATGGAAACTTACCACAAACGATCCTATTGTTATTGGTGTCAGTGAATTAATATTTGAACAAAATTCAGCTTTTGCGTTTGGTAATGTTTATGCCAACAACACCGCAGTATTGGCTACCAGCGTCGGTGATGTTTTAACATTGAGTGCCGGTAATAATATCTCAATCATAGGTAACAACACCAGTAAAACAGTCTCAATTGGTGTAACTGGTATCAGTCTCAATAGTATCAGCAACGGAACTTCAAATGTTAATGTAGTAAGTCCAGATGGAAATGTTACTGTAGGAATTGCTGGTACTAGCAACATAGCAGTATTCAGCCCAGATGGTGCCACTATTACAGGACACGTACTTCCTTCAGCAAACATAACTTATGATCTTGGTAGTCCAACTCAGCGTTGGCGTAGTATGTATGTTGGAGCCAACACTATTGACATTGGTGGTGCCACAATCAGTGCAAATTTATCCGCAGGAAGTTTGGTACTCACCGGTCCCGATGGTGCTGAATTTTTCTTAACCGGAACAAACACATTAAATGCTGTGGGCCACTTTGGCATGATTGAAATAAGCAACTCTATGTCTTCTCATGACACCGCAACAGGCGCACTGACAGTGGTGGGTGGTGCTGGTATTGGGGGTAATGTAAACATAGGCGGCGTTGCAAATGTAACAGGAAATATTACAGGCGGAAACATTATTGGCAGTAATATTTTAGGAAACGGTGCTGGATTATCAGGTATCAATGCTTTTGGAACAATCACAGTTAGTGGTCAAAGCAATGTTGTTGCGGATAGCACATCTGATACATTAACATTAGCAGCTGGAGCAGGAATTTCCATCACAACCACAGCCGGAGATGACACCATTACTATTGCCAGTGTAGCCACTGACAGTATATTCGCTACTGGCGGAGATATGGGTACCATAACAGAAATAGTCACAGTATCAGAAGATTTAGGAACAATCACGTCAACTGTAACAGTATCGTATGATTTAGGAACAGAAACCACTAGTGGTATTGTTGCACCAAGTTTGTTATTATTACCAAGCTATACTGTGTTGCAGTTAGGAAGTTTAAGCGTTACCCCAGCTGGACAGTTTGTTTATTGCACCAATGAATCGGGGGGTGCAGTGCCTGCCTTTAGTGATGGCACAAACTGGCGACGAGTTACTGACCGAGCAATTGTAAGCTAAATAGGATATAGGAATTAAACATGAGTACACAAGTTCAATACAGACGCGGCACCGCAACAGAAAATAATGCATTTACTGGAGCTCTAGCTGAAATTACAGTTGACACAACTAACTGGACTTTGCGTGTCCATAATGGTGTAACTGCTGGTGGCGGAGGTAATATCGCCACTGTGGCTTATGTAACAGCTCAAATTGCTGCTCTTAGTGCTAACTCAATAACCGACGGTACTTCAAATGTAAAAGTGTATAATAACGGAAACGTAGCAACTACAGTAGCTGGTACGGCCAACGTTTTAGTTGTTACCACAACCGGTGCCAACATTGCCGGAACTCTTAATGCCACTGGAACTATTGTAGGTGGTAGTTTGAGTGTATCAACCGGCAACATTACAGCTGGTAACTTAGTATTAAGTGGCGCCATTGAAGATTCTGCACAACTAGACATAAGAACCACAGCCAGTAACGGAAATATTGTTCTTACACCTAACGGTACTGGTGTAATTGTTGCAGCCAAAGATATTGTCAACGGTCAAGCCAACGGCGTGGGCAACATTGGTAGTTCAACTGGTTATTTTAATACAGTATTTGCCAAAGCCACTTCGGCTCAATATGCTGACTTGGCAGAGATGTATGTGTCTGATGCCAATTATCCAGCCGGTACAGTGGTTGAATTTGGCGGAACACACGAAATTACAATCAGCTCAATCAGTCACAGCACAGCAGTGGCTGGCATTGTGTCAACCAATCCAAGTTATTTGATGAATTCAACACAAACAGGCGAGCATGTACTACCAATTGCATTAACTGGTCGTGTTCCTTGTCAAGTGCAAGGTCCAGTTCGTAAGGGAGATGTTCTGGTAGCATCTGCAACTCCTGGAGTGGCACAACGTATTGGGATGAATTGGCAACCAGGATGTGTGTTGGGTAAATCAATGGAAGTCATTGACTCAGCTGAAATACGAACTATTGAAGTTGCTGTTGGACGCCTATGATCACAGCTAGATATAGATCAGACTATGAAGGTGAATTTATTATCACACAATCAGTTTGGTCGGACGGCAAAAAACAACAAACAAGAGAATGGGTAGCTAACCCAATTGAAAACCAACACATCAGCGGCCGTGCAGTTTGCATTGCCAGCGATCATGACAGTACTGCATTTGACTATACAAGATTGCAACGTCATCGCGGTGGCTTGTTAGGATCAAAAAAACTACAGACTTATGGTCTGGGTTCTATTGCCAAAACAATGCGATTGGATTTTGCTCTAGAGACCGATGATAACATATTGGCAGAATTGATAGAATCAAATTATCATGAAAGCAACATTGTTTACACCACACCAAAAAATTGTTTAAAACATCCAGGATTGTTTTATCTCACTCCTTACAATCCAGTGTTGGTCAAACATGCTACATTATTATATTTGTCTGCATTTGACGGGCACAAAGAAATATTTCTACTGGGCTATAACCAATACACTGATACTGGCAATACCTCTTGGTCTGCCCATGTAGCAGAAGTAATGTCAGCGTATTCGGGAACTAAATTTATTGTAGTTGGTGCAAAGCACCATGCTGTTGAATCTTGGTTAGAGAACTCCAACGTTGAACTAATGACCTACAGAGATTTTATTGCTCACTGCGACGTCTAAATAGATTGTTCAATAGTTTCAATTTTACCACGTACCGCATCAAAGTTCACAGTCGACCACAGACCCGGATGCATGGGTTTAGGAAATGATCCAGTGGCAATCCAAGCCCAACCAACATGTTCGTCGTTTAATGTTGGACAAAACTCATTGGCAACACTGCAAAAAAATGTATGATATACAAATCCTAGATCTGCTGAGGTAAATTTTTCCACCGGAACAAGTCGAATGTACTCGGGCATTGAACCCATTTCTTCTGTGCATTCTCTAGTGATAGCTTGAATCAGTGTTTCACCGTCTTCAATTTTTCCACCAGGCAATCCCCAAGTGTTAGGATGCCTTGGATCATTTCTTAGCAAATACAAGTAGCGACGAGTAGATACAGAATAAAACCAAACACCTACTGCATTTACAATACTAGACTCCATGTTCCTCCTGGATATAGTCCTTGATAGCTCTTGACCCAAGCAGATCCAGTCCATTCATATTGAATACTGGTTGTGATATTAGTGACATACTGTATATTATCTGGTGAATTCTCACTGTTAAAAGAAACTACCCATCTAACTCCATCATATTCAACAATGTCATTGGCCTGTGCGACCAATGGTTGTCCGCCAATTCCGGCCCAGGCTTCGGCATATCCGTCATCGCTGCCAGTGGCCTCAGTAAGCAAATATCGTTGTCCTACCGCAGCATTGTCCAGCCCAGCGCCTGGTCCACTACGCAACGGGTCAATTACAGCATCCACTGGGTCTAAAGTATTAGCCGGAATAGTATCTTGGTCAATACTAAACAATAAAAATCTATCATCGGTAGGATCAAAAGCAATGGTACCAACTACATCTGTGCCATCTTCTTGTTCTAGTTTGATATAACTAATACCAGGCCGTATCACACCAAAGTCTCCAATCACTGCGGTCCATAGCAAATTGCTCGGTGGTGAATCAGCTGGAGTTAGACTGGTATTGGGCTGATCAATAACTTGAGCTGGACGAAGGGCTTGCAACTTGTTACCAATCAACAACACTTGATAATTGTAAGGAGTAAACACCTGTCTAGTTCCCAACAACAAGTCATTGTCAAGTATGGCATTGGATGCGTCACCTTGTGCATCAAACACAGATGCAACAATGCGTTCTACAACACCCAGTTTCTTAACCTTGGCTGGTGGAGAAATCCAAATAGGCAAAGTAAATGTCATGGTCATAACGTCTATAGGATTTTCAGTACCAACCGGTATGGTTCTTGATGTCCATTGTGTGGATTCTAATTCTACCACACTCAAACTGGTCCAGTCAATAAAATTATCAGTGCTTTGAATTTCCAATGCAGGATTAAACAAAGTAGCAATTTGTTCAAACAACTGAAACTTTTGATTGGTATTTGATGTCCAGATATCTAGTTTGATTGTGAGTTTATACGGCACAGGCATCAAGCGTTCAATTGTAAATGCATTGCCTTGTGTGGTTTCGTAGGTGTCGGTAGCGGTATCGTAGGTGCGTTGTCGCACAGCAATTTTGCTGATATGATAAGGTTCCTGCATTCTTGGACGATCATAATCCAACCCAGAAATGTAAAAAGTCATTTGCGGAACACTGGGCATGAAACCTGCTGAATTGTTTTGTACCACTGTTTGAGCTTGACGAGTCCAGTCGCCGTACTTGACAGGCACACGTATCAACGTGTGATCAGTGCCTTCTTCATTGCGGCCGTACTCAACATCAAAGTTGTTGAAGATTCTTGCGAATTGCAACAAGAATCTGCGTATCTGTTCATCATAAAAAAAGTTTGGACCTGCCATAAATTATCGTCCTGGTGGGTAAGGGTTTGGTGGCGTGATGTTGCCACTTTGGTCACCATTGTCTGCTCTTGGTTTGAGTATCTCGCTTAGGCTTTGGCGACTTGGAATATTGCCCAAATCTGTAGTTGGCACGGTGTATGTGTTGTTGACAAAGCTGGCACGTTGTGTCTGTGCACCTGTTGAATAGTCAAGATCTGTGCGAACTTTTTCTTCAATCTTGATCCAAGTACGTCCGTTGAATCTAAACAAACGATTTGGATAGTAATCTAATCGTAGTGCATAATCTCCAGACACTGGATTTGGTGGAAAACTTGTGCCCGGAGTAACTGGTAGTCCATTAGGAGCAATACCATCTCCAGTTAAGTAACCCAATGTATATCCGTCGGCTCTAGGAGTTGTGCCCTCGGCTCCTTCGGTGCCGTCTACTGTGATTCTTGTATTGTCTACCGTGGCTCCAGCTCCAGCTGGTTGTCCATCTTCTGTGGTTGGCAGAATATAAAATTTAACGGTATCATAACCACTGAGAGGAAGCTCAGCATATGCCTGTGTAATGATAGCATCGTTGATTTCCAAATCTCTTGGACGTGTACTTGTTTGGTCTCCTTGCGTAGGAGGAGTAGTTGGCGTCCAATAGTCGGTGTTGGTAATATCTGTGTCTGGTGGCACTGGTTGTGTGCTGATATACCAGTTGTCTCCGTTGTTTACAATAGTTCCAGCAGGATAAAAATTACCTGGATCCCAAATATTGTCTGGACCAGCCGGACGATTGATAATGTCTTGGTATTCCTGAGCATTAACCATAGGAGTGGCTTTGACTCGCCACAAGTGTGGTAACCAAGTTTGGCTAAATCCTTCTGATGCATATGCAGCATCTTGGATAACATAATATCTTGGCACAGCTCGATAAATGCCTGTAGCATTCAACGGATAGTAATCTTTTAAATTAGGAATCTCTAACACATCACCCGACATCAGCTTACGACCAAACGTGTCAATCATGTTATTGAAGTGAAATGTAATAAACAAGGTATCGTTGTTTAAGAATAATCCAAATTGTGTTAGATCAAAGTCAACGTCCTGTGTACGATATACACCACGCATGACATACACATCAGGATCATAGGCACGGTCTCTGTTTTCACCCAACAACAAGTCTTCAATGAATAATGGATTTTGTTCATCGTAAACGGGTATAGTGGCATCATTGTCGCCCACATCACCTGTTTTTGGTCCTAGATATTTGTGAACATAAATGTCCAATCCACCAACGGTGTACATTTCACTAATGGTACGATCCAGAAACTTGTAGTCGTTGGTTCTGTTTGGGCGATAAAGTGATAGGCGTGGCATAGTCATGTATTTATAGCAAGATTGACAGGTATTTCAAAAGTCAGTATAATTACAAAATGGACCATGGTAAACGCATTGACAACGCCTACACTCAAATTAGTGCTGTAAAAAGCAAACTAGTTCGTCGAGATTTATTAATAATGCTCAGAGTAGTTGAAGCCGCTTATACTAAATTGGACAAAGAAAGCGTAGAATGTCGCAGACTCAAAAAAGAAACACCAAAATATCAAGAATTACTTAAGAATCTTGAAGAAGTACTTGCCCATTTAGAAAAACACATTACCTTTGCCAATCTGTTAGGTTGACAAACTTTCAACAATCACGTATAATATATACTATGATCAAAGCCAAAACTAATCAAATCAAACTTCTTAATCCCAAAAGCCCTGAGCTCAAATACACAGGTGGAGAACCAGAATGGAGAGTTCAACCTGAACCAGAATGCCGAGTCAGTGCTCTAAGTGCAGCATTCTCGTGGTACAATTACCATTATGGTAAGAAGGAAGCCAAAGACATGATTGTGCATTGGTTAGAAGTTCAAGATCGACCAAAAGATGCCCGTAAAATTCGCGCCATACCAGACAGCCAAATTCGTTTGACACCGGCCTGGGTATGCAGAATGAATTTAGTAGGACTTGAACTCAATGAACACGAGTTACTACAAGTAGACACTCAAATCAGTAACATGCTCAAAGTCAAGGACGAAGTCAAAGTAGTGGTCACCGAGGAAGAAACAGCACAAAACAAAGTAACTATCCAGGATCGGTTACGTGAAAAAGTTTCAGAATGTGCCGGCGAACTCGAAGGCATTTTTGATGATTTTTTAAATGACGGCGCCAAAATGTCAGCAAGCATCAAACCCATTGCCACAATTCGGGGTATGAACGTAGCACCTCAAATGATCAGCAACATCTCAGATATTTGGAAAAAACGTCAAGCTGAACTTGAAGAGGCCGCAGAAGGCAAAGACAGCGACTTGGTTGAAGGATACTCAAACTTTTCAAAGATTCAATTACGCAACATGATCAAGTTTTGTGAAACTGTGATCAATGACTGTGGTGCGTATGTACAGATCAAGAAAGTAGAACGCAAGCCACGTGCTAAGAAAGCAGTGAGCCCAGAAAAACAAGCCAGCAAATTCAAGTATATCAAAGAGTTTGCTGAACTCAAACTTGAAAGCGAACCGCCAGCACGCTTAGTCGGAGCCAACGAAGCATGGTTGTACGACACCAAAAAACGCAAACTGATCTATGTTGTAGCAGACACACACATTGGATCGATCACCGTTAAAAACAACATGATCTTAGGTTTTGATGCGGCTGCTAGTGTACAAAAAACTCTGCGTAAGCCAGCAGAACAAATCAAAGCATTGTTAGCAGGTGGAAAACCAGCAGCTCGTAAGTACTTTAAAGATATCAAAGCTACAGATACCAAGTTTAACGGTCGCGGCACTGAAAACATAATCATCTTGCGAGCTGGTAAATAATAGGAACTGGAGTTCCTATTAATGTCACAACCTGAATCAACGCTAGACACGTTAAAGCAAAATCTCATTGAGTATGTACGCCTACAACTTGGCGATCAAATCGTTGACATTGAGCTAGATGCTGAACATTTTGAAGCAGCCT